ATCCTCCGCCGTCATTGGCTCCAGTAAATGCGCGAATACACACGCCGCCTTTGTCTACCTCAAGAATCTGGCTTTGCAGAATGAAGTCCACCGGAGAAACAAACTTGAATGATCGTGATGCTCCCACCGCAATAGCTGCACCAGTCTCCGAGGAAAACTCGAAGTAACTACGGAATTCTCGCCCCTCGAAGAATCCCGTCTGCCCTACATCAACGCGAACACGATCAAAGCCAGAGCCTAGATCGCTGGTGACGTTCAATAAGTTGGTATAGGCCATTACTCAATCTCTGGTTGTTCTAATTGTGCCGTTGCCTCTTCGGATTTAGCAAGCATCAGCTGCAACTCTGCAATCTGAATATCCTTTGCCGCTTGAATCTCAGCAACAATTCGAGCGCGTTCAGTTTCTGCTTGCTGCTTAATCAACTCTAGTTGCTGTGCTTGCTCCGCTTGGAATTGCGCAATCTGCATCTGCGTTTGTGCGTTGAATTGCTCTTTCTGGGCTTCGGCGGCTTGGCGTGACTGCTCAATACCCATAGTTGTCTGCGCCCGGGTCTGCTCTAGTTGCATCCCTGCTTGAGCTTTGATTTCCTCTGGGCTCAGGCTGTGGCGGTGCCGGGGGCTTAGGCTCGTTCATTTTGGCGATGGTGTTTTCCAGCACATTCTCCAATTGACGCCCCCCCTTAAAGGTGCGAACAACAAACTGCAGCACTTCGCCCACCAATGCGCCCATTTCAGGGGCCGCTTGCACCATAGGCACAGCATCACGCAGCACAGCACCGAAGGCAGTCATGAACTCTGTACGGCTCTGCTTTTCTCCGATCTCGTCCATTTCTACCAGAGAATCAGCAGCCACTTCGATGCGGAATGAGCGCGAAGGCTCTTGTTTAATCAGTGCAATCGCTTGCTCTGCATATTGAGCGTCATCAGTGCCCATGATGCCGGACATTTCAATCAGCGTTTCAGGGCTGTACAAGTCGCACATCATTTGCGCTTTGATGCGTAGCAAGTCCGAGCAGAATTGAGCCACTTCGGTTTGCATACGCTTCAATCGAAGGCTTGCATACTGGCTCTTGATCTGCTGCGCTGTGGCAGTCTCGGAGGCCATAGATGCCCCTCGAATGATGTCTGACAGGCCGGTGACCTCATAAACCACCTGTTTAGCCTGTTCCCGTGCTGTATAGCAGTGGGTCAGAGCCATTACAACTTGGTCAAGCGGCAGGAAGTCTACAGTGCCCTTGAGTCCACCCTTCTCGCCAAACGCTGCCCACGAATCCACGCCGATCAGGGTATTGTTTACACCCTCGTTCAGCATCCGTGCAATAGCTGGCTGGCTTGCGTCATACACACCTACAACCTTCAGCGCCTCAGTCAGCAAACCGATACGCTGAGTTAGCATGTCGATTTCTTCGGCTTGGTCTTGATAAAGCGCGTAATCAGGTACGGGGACTAGCGTGTCCGTGGTCTGAGTGGCGAATAGCGGCTTAGGGCACGGCCAAAAGTTATCGAGGCCATAGGGGTCTTCCTTGCTGTCCAGCAGCTTGTTATGCCCCTCTGCTACCCAATAAACCCGCTCATCGCCCTTGCTCCAGATTTCCCAGACGATGGCTTTCTTCAAACTCTCTTGCTCTGCTTGGCTTGCGCCTGCTTTGCTTAGGTCATCCAGTCCGATAGGCTCATGGGCTAGGGGTACTTCTTTGAAGTCCTCACCAAAGCGCTTAACGCCGTCGCCACGGGTCATATAAATGCGACGGGCTACCCATGTAACCTCGTCCCATGTTCGAGCCGGAGAGCATCGAAAATCCTTCCAAAAAACGTAATCAGTAGGCGTGCATTCGTATTTCACGTCCGGCAGGTCTTGGCCAGTTGCGTCCTCTACTGGTTCTTCGATTACCTCTGCCTCCGCCACTTCCTTCGTTTCAAATCGAACCCACGCTGTTCCACGTCCCGGCAATAGACGATCAAGAACCGCATTTTTATTCGTGTTGTCGAAGTCACCATAGTGGTCAATCTCGTATTGCAAAGCACGTTCAAGAATGACCGAAGCTGTACGGCCTACGGGGTCTTTGTCTTTCCAGCGGCGCCCTACTTGGGCGCGTGGAGTGCGGCCATACAACGCAGGAAGCATCGTCTGGATGTTCGCCCAAAGAATGTTGTAACGCTTGCCTGAATCGCTCCAGCCCTGACGTTCATCACGGTAGCGTTTGACGATCTTGTCGCCACGCTTCAACCACTTCTTGTCCTCATCTGCGGCAAGTTTTAGCTCTTGCATCCAGCGACGGTGCTCATCAACCGGATTGATCTGGTCTTCGGTTTCTTGTGTTTCTTGTTCGATCATGGAGTAATCGCGGCTGATACCGCGCCATTAGCAGCAAAGGGGATGCCGTTTGCGTAAGTCACAGCGGGGCCGGTAGAAATACACAGCCCATTAGCAGACAATGGAAGGCCATCCGACCATTGCACCCCTGCGGGTAGTCCTGCAGTAGCGTCGTTGTAACGCAACTGCCCTGCGTCTGTCAGTGGCAGGCCATTGCAAAACTTATTAGCTGCTGATGTGGTCGCACGGTTTAGACCCGTGGTGGATGTGAGAATGCCGTTTTGGAATGTGTCTGTAACGGCTGGTGCGGCTGTGCGCTAGCTGCACTTGACCAATGATGACGGATAAACCGGCCATTAGAACCTCTCGCGCTTTGTAGGGGTTTCCGCCCACAGAGAATCGAGCGGTTTAGTAATTATGCGCCCGTTTACGCCTTTTATGGCAAATTCTGCAGGTTTTTCGGGTTCTTTTGGCTTGTTTTCACGCCACGCTATAGCCATCATACGGAATCCGTCTGCACAGTGACTGGTGAAGTCGTGCCGTGGTTTGTCTCTAAACGCCTTCTTGTCGTCGTCCCATTCCCGTTGATATTGCTTCAATAGCTCCACGGCTTCAAGGGTTCGCTCCTTGTCAAACCAGACGCGAGGGAGCATGGCTCGGGCTGCTTGGATACCGTCCTGTACTGACAAACTAGGCACAATCGCCATTTTCGCCACGGTTAGATGCTTTCCAAGTTGTTCAATGATCGACTTCCCACCACTAGCCAAAGTTTTAGCCCTTGCGTCGTGCGGTAGCCAGTGGCGCTCATACTTGTAGGGCTTAGATAATACGGCGCTTGCATAGTCATCAATCGAAAGCCCCGAACCACTGTAATAGTCGATACAGTGAACCTCAGTGGGCGTGACTTGATAGAACCATATCGCCGTATCGTCGTGATAGCCCAAGTCCCATGCGGTAAACACCGGCAACTTTGGGTCATAGTCCACCTCAGTTACGCGCCCTTGATCTTCCAATACCCTTAGCTCTTTGCCGTAGTACGCGCCCAGAATAGCGGCCTCAAACGAGCATTCAAACTCTTGCTCATATTGGTCATCGCTCATCCCTTGGCTGGCGTCTTTCAGTTCGTCAGGGCTAATCAGTCCAGAGGAACTAGCCCTAATGGATGTTGCAAACCAGTTATCCGAAGCATTCGCAGTCTTCCAGATGTCGTAAAAGAAGTTATGGCCCTTGGGAGTGCCGATAAACACTGCCCAGCCGCCACGGTCAGCCAGCAATGGCCGGATGATCTCACCCCATACCCTGGGGCGCATGTCTGCTACCTCATCAAGAATTACCCCGTCTAGGTACATTCCTCGCAGTGCGTCTGGGTTGTCTGCGCCGAATAGTCGGATTCGCGCTCCGTTGAATAGCTCAACCCATAGCTCTGAAGCGTTCGCGGTAACACGAACGTCAGCAGTGTATCTAAGCAGGTAGTCCCATGCGATGGACTTGGCTTGCGAGTGATATGGGGCAATGTAGGCGTAGCGCCCGTTTTCTTTTCCGTCTGTATATGCACGTTTGATTAGGTCATTGATGCAGGCAACCGTTTTTCCTGCTCTACGGTGCGCCACTAAGCAAGCCCAGCGAGTGCGCCTGTTGTGAAAGTCTACAAACGCGCCTCGGGGCTTATAGGGGATTACAATTCGCTTGATTGTTGCCATTCGATAACCGTCTTGATTGGCGCGTTTTCGTCACCAGCAAGTTGCAGCTTATCACCGTAAACCTTGGGCAGCATCTTGGACAGCATCCATTTGCGTGTATCCACCCTCAAGCGGTTACGGGCTACAGCCGTTGCACTCAAGTCGATAGTCTCATCTTCCCCGTTGTGCCTCACCTCTACCTGATACTCATCAGAGATGTTTAGGATTTCGTCTGCTAGTTGCAGATAGCCGATTTCCCTTGCTCGCGTGTATTGTGTAAGGAATGCGGGATTAGCCTTTGTCCAATTGAGGATAGTCCTAGCTGATTCCCCTACCTTTTCCGCTGCTTTACGTAGGCTTAGGCCATCCTCTAGGAGAATGCACACTTCATCTGCTTTGTCTTGATTGAATGCCATAGTGTTACCTCGGGTTTTCCGTGATAGCCAATTATAGGCATGGATTGTGCTTTGTGCTATTTATGCAAAAGTTAGTCATCTTATCGGCTTGTGATAACTTTTTTAACTTGCATGATCTCCCTAATGTCTTTCTTCATCAGGTTGATTGCTTGCCTTACTGCTTTTTCCTCTGCTTCTCGGCCTTGGTTTAACAGTCTTCGCCTATATGCTTCTGCTCTTTTCATTTGTTGATGGCGTCATGCTTATGCACACAAAGGCAGGACTCGAACCTGCGACACAATGGCTCTAACCAACTGAGCTACACCACCATCAATCAAACCCCCTGTTACTTTAGCTGCATCGGGATTGATGCCAAGGGGCTTGATTCATAGTGTTATCAAAGCGGGCAGGGCTTGATACCTACTGGTTAACAGGATTCTTAGCTATGCCACCTAGGATGGCCCCAGTCCTAAAAACCTATATCTGAGGCAATTTCGCGTGTCCTTCCACGCTGCCGCTTTGATAACACATCCATTCTCACAATTGCCCCTATGTATTAAGGCTCAGGGCTTTTAATGCTCACACTGCCAAAACACTCGGGCTGTCAGTGGTCGCACTTGAGAGAGTTGTCCAGTCTAGGATAGAGACTGCCGGAGGGAAGCAATGAGCCGCCCATTTGTTTTATTTTACCGTGTTCATTGCGTGTTTGTGTGGTTTCATGATTGCTTCTTAAAGGCCAAAGCCAGTTATTAATTACAAATTACATTTTGGGCAAGGTGCGCCACGTTTGACCTCTGTTCGTGTAGCAAAGTGCATCCATCCAGCTTCATAACCGCACTTCTTGCATACCATATTCCCCATTTCTGGAGTTGCTGGAGTCTCATCGCAAAAGCTGTGATCGTCTGCTTTCATCATTACTCTCCGTGGCATGCGCTTAGGTTTTGTTGATGGAAACAAATCAAGGTTTTTCATTCTTTTAGCTTGTTAGCTCTGCAAGCAACTCATCATCTGACAATTCGCATGCGGGAAAATTGATTTCTTCGGCTGAAATTTCTTTTTCAAGCTGGCTAACCCACACTGCGCGAAGTTCACGCTCACCTGCTGTTTTTGCGTTAGCCAAGCGGCTGCGTTCGTTAGACAGTGCGACTTGCAGTGCGTTTAAGTGTGTCATGATTTCTCTCCGGTTGCATTGTTGATGAGTGAATTATCGGTGCTACCTTCACAGTCGCCTATTAGGGTTTACCCTAAGAAACCCAAAATAAATAGGAAAAACATTACTGAGACAACCATTGATATGACCGTCAGCCCTCCAGCTATCAATGCGTCTAGTTCTTTGTCCGTTAGCCAGTCCTCGTCGTTCATACTGACTCCTTTGTTACTTTCATACACTTTTTTTGATCAGACACCCATTCAAGTTTTACGGATTCGCAGGCTTGCCCACGCCCAGAAGAAACTCCCATAATTACACCAATGGTAAATAATATGGAAAAAAGACAAATCCTATACCAAGGATCACTCATACATCCCCCGCATTAAAAATAGAGTTCACCCGATCAAAGATGTGCGCTTTCTTGAGTGGCAATCGGTAAACCTTACGTTTACGACTGTTGAACACTTCTACCCCGCCCACTTCAATCTTTCCGCACTTCTTCAAGCTGCATAACGATGCTGTGAGCGCATCTGAGCTAATGCCACTCTTGGCAATCATCTCTTCACGGTTAGTTAGTCCGCTTTGGAGTAGCTTGTAGACGATCTCCATGCTCATATCTCTACAACCTCCGGCGCTTTGCTTTTCATGCGGTTTGTGGCGTTCTGGATGTATTTCTCATACTCCCCACGGCTTACGCTTGTTCGTTGCAGGTGGTGCCACTCCAGCACCGCTCGGATGGCGTACTTCTCGCCCTCGGTAACGTCCCATTTGCCCCAGCGATCAAACCGGTTTTTCAGCTTGATTAGAGAGAACTCAGCAACCTTGCACGCTTGCATTACCTCCGGCCCAACACCATTGCGCGCCATAGTCTCAGCAATCCCCAACATTGCGCACAGTCCGTAGTATCCGTTTAAGTCGTCTACGTTGTTTAACAGGTCGTGCAGCATAGCTTGTTCGCCTTTTTGCAGCTCTGCTAACTTATCGTCAGGCGTAATCATGGCCCCCTCAATAGCGAGGCTTATGGGGTTCATCAGTTGGTAAATCTTGCGGGTGCACTTCTTACGCATTTTTGTCCATCTCCTGAATCAGGCGCTTGAGGTAAATAGCCATATCCAAGCATTCTTCATAGGCGTGTTGCAACCACTGGCGCACAGTTAGCGGGTTAACTGCCACTGTACGGCCATACTTTTTAAGTCCTAGTTGCTGGCGGTCTAGGATGT